TGCGGACAAGGCCGAAGAAGAGGGGCGCGAGAACTCAAGTATTAAGAAGTTCACCCTGCGCTTCTTGGACAACGACCATATCGACAAAGAAGAAAAAGCCAAAAACATTGAGCGGTGGTCTGCCTTGGGGATGGACGAGCTTCGCATGCGAGCGGAGGGTGAGTTCACCACGGAAAGCACGCTCATGTACCCGTCGTTCAATCCTGGCGTGCATGTTCTGCGGCGAGAGGATCTACCCGATGGGCGGGTTCCGCAGGACTGGACGCGGTATGTGGCGATTGACCCTGGCCATACAGTCCTCGCGTGCGTCTTCGGTGCCGTACCGCCGGACGAAAAGTTCCTGCTGATCTACGACGAACTCTATATCCGACAGGCCAACGCGCTCATCTTTGGCGACCAGTTCGCACAGAAGGCCGATGGCCAGAGCTACCGGACGTTCATCATCGACATGCACGGCGGCATGCTCAGAGACTTAGGCTCGGGCCGTCTCCCCCATGAACTGTACTCAGAGGAACTGAAGAAGCGCGGCATCAAGTCGCAGATGAGCGGGTACGGCTTCATCCCCGGCTCAGACGACATCCCGGCCCGCACGGCGCTTGTCCGGCAGATGCTCCACATCCGGGGAGACGGCAGCACCAGACTGAAGTTCTTGGACGGTGCTTGTCCGAATCTGATGCGCGAGATTCGCCGCTACCGGAAGAAGACGACGAGCGTCAACGGCCAGGTCTACGTGACCGATGAGCCGCAGAGCCGCGGGGAAGTCCACGCCATTCAAAGCGTGGAGTACCTCTGCGCGTACGAACCCAAATACCACGCACCGCCAAAGACCTATGGCCCCGATCCATGGTGGGTGCGTTACCTCGCGGATAAACGCCGCAGGCAGCAGTCGTCCGAAGACAACTGCATTGTTCTCGGGCCAATGGGGAGTAGACAAAGATGAGCGATTACGTGATGCCGACAGCTGAGCTTGGTGACTGGGTGCTGTTCCGTGCCCATGAGGGTGCGGAGACTGTTCCGGCGTTGGTGACGAAGGTGAGCCAGCGGACCCTCACCCTGTGGGCCTTGGCCCCCGGGTACGGCGGGAATGAGAAGCAGTCGGTCCACCATGTCACCGACCCGGGCGTGAGCGAGTTCCCGGCTTGGAAGGACTACGGCAACTGGGAACACAAGCCCCAGAAGAATGCGATTCTGGCCGAGAAAGTGGCGCTTTTGGAGCGGAAGGTGGCCGACTTGGAAGCCCGCAGAGGCAAGTAAGGACACTAGCTAATAGGAGTCTCCATGGATAAACCGCTTCGTCCAATCGTCGCCCGCTGGCTTGAGTGCATTAAGCAGGCAACTGCTCATAAGCGTCCGTTCACAGAGGACGGTGACGAGGCGATGAACTTCTTCGCTGGCGACCCAGATTTCATGTGGAAAGATGGGTATGCCCGCGGGGAGCGGGGCTACAACAAGGGGATGACTCCTCCTGCAGTCCGCATGCAGGTCAACCGTGTGTGGGAGGCCGTGCGCCTCTTCACCGCGGTAATCCACCACCGGAACCCCAACCGCGCGGTGACCCCCAAGGAGTATCCCATCATCGGGCCAGCACTCCTTGGCATCCAGCCCCAGCCCCCAGTGCCAGCCATGGGGCCGGACGGTCAGCCAATCATTGGACCCGATGGCCAGCCAGTGATGATGCCAGACCCCGGCATGCAGATGTACCAGCAGGGCTTGCAGGATCAGCAGATGATGCTGGAGCGGCGCAAGCTCGTCTCCAGGCTGTTGGAAGACTACCTCAACTACACCCCGAATGAATTAGATCTTAAGAAGCACTCGCGGAAGGTGGTGGAGGAAGCGTTCATTAAGGGTGCAGGCGTCTGGTGGCATGAGCTTTACTCGCCCCCCGGCTCGCAGCTGAAGATGGCCGGGAGCTTCTACGACTCCATCGACAACCTCGTCTGGGATCCCGATGCCGATGAGTTTGAGGACATCCGATGGGCAGCGCGCAAGCGGGTCCAGCCTGTGGACGAGGTAGCGGCGAAGTTCGGTCTCTCCCGTGAAGACCTAAAGGGTCACATGGAGAGCTACTCGTCACGCGGCGACAACAACGAGCGTGGCTTTGAATACAAGAAGAAGCTGGGCAAGACCAACGACCTCATCGTCTACTGGGAGGTTTACTCCAAGACAGGGTTTGGCGACCGGCTCAAGAACGCCGACAAAGACCTCCGCGGCAAGTTCGATGCGTTCGGTCCCAACTGCTATATCGCGGTGGCAGAGGGAATTGATTTCCCACTGAACATGCCTGAAGCGATGCTGCAGGAAGAAGTAGACGAGACTGGCGTTGCACCGTCGATGTTCATGGCGGCGCAGTGGCCCATTCCCTTTTGGGCAGAACCAGGCGGCTGGCCGTTCACCCCGCTCGCTTGGCACGGCAAGCCAGGGTACAGCTGGCCCATCTCTATCATTCGTCCCGGTATCGGTGAGCTTCGATTCATCAACTGGGCGATGAGCTTCCTCGCCACGCGCATTGCCACCAGCGCGCAGGTGCTGATCGGTGTAGCCAAGTCAGCAGACCCGGACCTCAAGGCCAAGATCCTGGAGAAGGACGAGGGCGGGTTCAAGATCGTAGAGATCTCGGAAGCTATCGGCCGGTCGGTCAATGATGTGATCTCGGTCTTCCAGATGCCGGGGGTCACCTCGGACATGTACCAGATCATCTCTGAGGTCACCGCGCTGTTCGACCGGCGAGTGGGTTTGACAGAACTCATTTACGGTATGACCAGAAATTCCTTCAGATCAGCTGCAGAAGCGACCGTGAAGGCTGAGCAGATTTCGGTGAGGCCGGACGATTATGCAAACATTCTGGAAGACGCTCTGTCGCTGGTCGCGCGCAAGGAAGCCCTTCTCGCCCGCTGGTTGATTGGACCGCAGGACGTTGCTCCGCTGCTTGGCCCTATGGCGGCGCAGGCATGGCAGATGCACGTTCAAGGCGAAGACCCGGATTCAGTTGTGCGTGAGTATTCGTACCGCGTTGAGGCTGGGTCTGTGAAGAAGCCTAACGTCGCCACTCGCATTGAGAACATCACCAACGCGATGCAGATTCTCGCGCCGATCAGTCAGGGTCTGTTGCAGGCCGGGAAGCCGGAACTGTTCAACGCGCTCCTGGAGGACTGGGGCAAGGCGATGAACACCGATGTGTCGCGCTACTTGGTCCCGCCTCCTCCTCCCCCACCTCCAGGCCCGCCCCCCGAAGGACCGCCAAATGGAAATCCCGGTTGAAGTTAAGCGCGCTGGCGAAGAAGCCATCGCTACCTATAAGCGCGCCCTGCCCTACGGCGAGAAGTGGGCCGCTATGGTCGCCATGCAGACACCCCCCGGAACCAAGGGGACAGACCGTGCGTTCATGGAGGGCCGCATGAACAACCAGCAGCTGGACGACATGCCTGTTCGTCAGGCCCAGTACGTGGCCGCGGAAGCCAAGAGCGCAGGCATCAATATCTCGGGCAAGCACTACGTGGGAGGGCTGGCCGACAAGCGAGGCTGGCGCGATCCCGAAGCGTGGGTTTCCAACAACGACGATGTACTCAAAGTCGCCCACAAGCGGCGATTGGCCGTGAGCGGAACGGTGAACTACGACCCGGGCGCGGCCGATCCCAAGCGCAAGCTCATCAGCGAGAAGATTGTGCGAGAGGAAGTAGCGAAGGCCAAGAAGCTGAACCCGTCCGCGAAGAACGCAGACCTCCGCGAGCAGGTGATCGCTAAGCATGCCTATCGGGCCAAGGGGCGCGGCGTATGAGCTACATCAAATACTCGCAGCTTCGGCGCGGTACGGCTGCGGAATGGTCGGCCGCGAATCCGGTCCTGCTGGCAGGCGAGGTGGGCTATGAGCGAGATGTCCCACTTACCACGGAACCATCGGCAGACACGTACGACTACTCGGACCCAGCGTTCGGCTCGGGGGCGATCAAGATCGGTGACGGTGTGACGCGGTGGAACAATCTGCCGTACCTGCTGACTGCGCTGCGCTTCTCATTGCCGTCTTCTAGCGATGTGGAGATGACAGACATCAGAACAGGCGATGTGCTGCGGTGGTCGGCGGGCAAGTGGCGTAATTATCCAGAGAGTTCGGTTGTAGACGGGGGGAGCTTCTGATGGCGACATTAAGAATCAAAAGGCGTGCAAGCGGCGGTGGTGCGGGGTCACCCAGCAGCATGGCCAACGCAGAACTTGCATTCAATGAGCAGACGAACATTCTGTACTACGGGACTGGCACGGGCGGTGCGGGCGGCACGGCCACCCAAGTCATTGCCATTGGTGGGTCCGGTGCTTTTGCCACGCTGGCCTATGTCGATTCGGCTGTCGCTGCTGGCGGCGGCAACGTAGATCTGTCCGGCTACGCCCAGCTGGCCGGTGCGTCCTTCTCTGGCAACGTGACGGTCGGTGGAAACCTGACGGTCAACGGTACGACGACTACCATTAATAGCACCACGGTCAGCGTCGATGACATCAACGTCATTCTGGGCGATACCGCTTCGCCGTCAGACGCCACCTCAGACGGCGGCGGCATCACGCTTAAAGGCAACGGCGACAAGACGCTCACCTGGGTCAGCGCAACAGCCGCTTGGACGAGCAATCAGGATTTCAATCTCCTAGCCACCAAGGTGTATGAGATCAACGGGACGACCGTCCTGTCAGCGACCGCTCTTGGCACGGGAGTCACGGGTTCCAGCCTGACGAGCGTAGGCACCATTGGCACGGGAACTTGGCAGGGCACCGCGGTAGCAGCGGCCTACGGCGGGACGGGGCTGACATCGGCTGTCAACGGACTCCTCAAAGGAAATGGTTCCACGTATTCGTTGGCATCCGCTGGAACCGATTACTTGGCCCCAGACTCCGACATCAACGGGGGCACGTTCTAGTTGGCGACAGTCAGGATTCTCCGATCAACGACGGCTGGCAACGTACCGCCATCGCTCGTCTCTGGGCAGATCGCCATCAACGAAGGCGACGGCAAGCTGTTCTACCGCAACGGCTCGGGGGTCGTCACCGCACTGCCGACCGGCGCGTCTCTTGTTCGACACGCAACGACGGCTGGTTTTCCTGCGACAGGTCAGGAAGGGGTGTTATACCTCAGTGTTGATACCTCCAAAATATACCGATGGGAATCAACTGTATATGTCGAAGTGGCAGCTATAGCGACGACCGTATCGGCTAGTGACATCACAAGTGGTATCCTGCCAGATGCGAGGTTAAGCGGCGACGTTACGCGGAACGAAAATCTTCGATGGGCGATGCAGACCACCGCTGCATCGATTGACTGGTTGCCGAGAAACCACGGAACGATAGGCAATGCAAGTGCCACAAGCGGCAATCTGAAGCTGGCGTTTTTCACGGCTCCGTACAACTTGACAGCTACGACGATTACGTTCGTAAACGCTGGAACGAGTACCGCATCGCTGTCGCTGTGCAGGTTTGCGCTGTTCACTGTGAGCGAGACGATCACTGATTCTGTTACGGCCACAACCCCGTCGATCACTATGGTTGCACGCACGGCGAGCGACACCACAATCGGCAACGTCGCGAATACGATCTACTCTCGCGCGTTTAGTACCACTGGCGGGTACCCTGCGTCCTACAACCTTGTCGCCGGGACTCGCTACGCGGTCGGCCTACTGATTGTCGGCAGCACGCCCGGAACATGG